CCCGTAACGATATGACGGCCATTGAGCAACTTGAACTGTGGCTGACCTATCAACGTCATTGGTGTGAGCATAAGCCGTCGATCACTGTGACGGTGCGTGACCACGAATGGATGGAGGTGGGCGCTTGGGTTTACAAATACTTTGATGAGGTTTCTGGCGTGTCGTTCCTGCCCCACAGTGACCACACCTACCAGCAAGCCCCTTATCAAGAGGTTTCTGAGCGAGAGTATCTTGATGCCCTTGCCTTGATGCCTGAGCGTATTGATTGGTCGAAGTTGAGTGACTATGAGACTGAAGACACTTCCAAAGGAACCAGCACCTTTGCCTGTGTTGGTGGTGCTTGTGAAATTGTGGACCTGACCTGATGGAAAACCTAATGCCTATCCTCAACCTTGCCAGCTTGGGCTTTATGGTTTGGTGGGTTTATGACACCAATAAGACCCTAAAGGTTCATGATAATGCCTTGCGTGTTGTCCTTGCTGTGGCTGAACTACACAGGAAGAAGCTGGAACGCCTAGAGGATGAAGAGGAAGAGTAATGTTCTATATCATTACCCGTGACGATTGCCACTGGTGTGACAAGGCCAAGAAGGTGCTAGAAGATAGGGGAGCCTCTTACGAGGCTTTCCTTTACTCTGAACACCCTATGTTGTTGAAGTTGATGTTCAGCATGGGGCTAAAGACAGTGCCACAAATCTGGGAAGACAACACCCATATTGGTGGTTATGAAGACCTAGTGGAATGGATTAAAAAGAATGACGCTTAAGCGTGAGACGCTGCCTGAGAAGCCCAAAGGGAAACGCCAATCTCGCTACAAGCAGGCAGAGGTAGAAGCCACAAGCAAATTGGTTGGACTTACCCCATATAACGACAACCAAGCCCTCTATATCAACGCCCTAAAGACCTCAGATCAAGTCATTGTTTGTGGTTACTCTGGGACAGGTAAGACCTACATTGCTGCCACCTTTGCAGCCAATGCTTACCTGACTAAACAAGCCGAAAGGATCATTCTGACTAGACCTAATGTTTCTGTAGGAAAAGACCTTGGCTATTTTCCAGGAGACTTGAATGAGAAGTTTGCACCTTGGGCAGCACCAGTTCTTGATGTGCTGGAAGAACAATTGGGAAAAGGAGTCCTTGAAACTGGAATTAAGAATGGCAATATTATCCTATCTCCCCTTTCCACGATGAGGGGACGGTCCTTCAAGAACGCTGTTGTCATTTTGGATGAGGCACAAAACACCACAATACCAGAAATGAAGATGTTCTTGACGAGAATCGGTCAGGGGACTAAGGTTATCATCAACGGTGATATTCGACAGTCAGACATTAAAGAAACCTCTGGTCTGTCTAAGATCATCAGCATTGCCAAGAAGAACTTGATGGACGTTCCCATCATTGAGTTTACTGTCGATGACATTGTTCGCAGCGACATTTGTCGTGATTGGATTATTGCTTTTGAGAAAGAAGGTATTTAATGCCGTTTGAGATTGGCGATAAGGTATACAAGACTGACCGCACTGACTATGGTGCAGGGACAATCTTGAGCCACTTCAACAAGAAGGGTAAAGACTACTACGCTGTTCGGTTTGATAGTTACAAATACTATCTGACCCCTACGGACTGCCACGACACAGTTGCACACGATGAATTGTCTGTTTTGGTCGAAGATGTCAAAGAAGAGCCTAAGAAGGAAGAAAAGATCGTGAAAGACCCGTTCAAACAACAGGTTGGTGGTGGTCACTACAAAAGCATGTCCATCCAGCCTGTAGAGTTTATCTTGGCTAACGCTCTTGGCTTCTGTGAGGGCAACATCGTCAAGTATACCTGTCGTTATAAGCAGAAGGGTGGAGTAGAAGACCTTAAGAAGGTTATCCACTATGCAGAACTGCTTATTGCCCAGCTTGAGAAGGATAAAACCTAATGTTCACTTTGGTCTTCTTGGTCTGTAATACGGCCACAGGTAACTGCTACTCAGCAGCCCCACCTACATTGTTTCAAAGTGTTGATGCTTGTCAGCAAGCCGCCGCTGCCATCATTGACGACAACTACAAACGACAAAAGGCAGGATTGGCAGACCCTGAACAAGCTGCCTACCAATGTGTTGGATGGGGAGAACCCACCTAATGCTTAACTGGATGTTCTTTCTAATCATCGGTGTGGTAATCCTGCTCTACATCTTGTTTGGCGATTAAACAAAAGAAAACCCCGGCCAGGATTGAGTTCCTGCCGGGGTTATTTCATTTTTGATCTGGATGCGTTTTGTAGAGTTCGATAATGTCTCGTTTGACTTCTTTTAAATCAGATTTGATCTCGTTCATAATCTCACGATCTTCTTGCCTACGAACATCACGCTCTTTGATTTCGTTTTGCAGCAAGGCAATCTGCTTTTCGTTGGTCAACACCCTACGAATAAGCCACGTAATGCCAGCGAAGATGGACGAGACTGCTGCCCCGACAAAATACTCCAGATAGTTCATTTCTTGAATAGCCCTCGTATCCAATTGGCGATTTCATTAGGGGATGGCAATAGCCACCCAAGGATAAGAAGGGCAATCATCCAGATCGGGGTTTGCTGGATATTCACTTCCCTTACTTCTTGTGCATTGACAGGACTAGATTGTTGAACAACATCTCTTCCTGCTTTTGTGGTATTCTGATAGGCCACAGCCTGTTGAGTGTTCTCTTTACCAGCCTGCACATTGGCTGAGAGACTAGGCCCACCAGTGAGCGCCTTTAGGGGACTTAAAGAGCAAGCGGAGAGCAACAAGATCAACACTAGGGGTTTCATTTATAGCCCCTTCATGCAGAGTTCTTTTTTGCTATCAGCGCGTCTATTCACTAAGCCTTGGACTTTACCACCACCAGCCTTGACCCACTTATCAAGTTCTTTGCAAGCCTCTGCATACTTACCTTGATTAGCCAGCTTCATCATTGTGGATCGTCCTGCTGGATGAACACCTACATTGTAGGCTAGTTCAAGTAGTGAAGCCTGGACCCCAACAGGGATATTAGGGTTGGTCATGTAAGGTTGCAGGTTTGTGTAGTATTCACCCACAGCCACCCTAAGCATTTGCTGGCACTCTGCTTTGCTATAAGAATCTCCCATAGAGACACCACGGGTTTCCCCATAGCAAACAGTTGGGATGCCAACAATGTCTCTATAAGCCACAAGACTGACACCTTCCCATTTAGCGATAAAAGGGGTTGCGGTAGCAATAACTGCTGCTGCGACTACAGCAGGTATCTTCTTGTTGTTAGACATCGTTGGCACCTTTATTACACTGGCTTATCAGGCCACACAACACTAGCAGGGAAGCCATTCTGAGAGGGGATGTCCCTCAGAGCCTGACGGTATGCAGCCCAAGCGACTTGGTCCACAGGGGCGTCTTTAAGCTGGGTCCAATCGCTTTCTACCAAGAGAGCATCTCGTTGCGCTCTGACTTGATCCTCTGTAGGGGCCAGAGCAGCAATTTCTTCCTTGGTCATCTCACGAACAACAGGCTCACCATTGATCCATTCCAGGGTCTTAGGCATCAGATGAATTCCTTTCTACGGAACATGGTGATCGTGCCAGTGCTGGCAGAGCCACCAGTAATGTTGTTTCCGCCAAAAGAGAACTGAACACGAAGGATTTTTTGAACAGTGGCATGAGCCACACCATTAAAAATAGTGCCGACTGTTGCAAGGCCCACATTGTTGTTATAGCGGTATTCACCAGACTGTGAATTTATAAAGTGGATAGCCCTAGCTTCACGGACTAAAGGTAACTCAATCCAAGCAAGCAATGGGTTGGTTGTTCCCACAGTAATGGTGGAAGTGAAGACCCCAGCATAAGCCGCAGAGGTTTCCCTGTAGAGGTTAATACCCAACGGGTTGCCACCACCACCACCCGGCTTGATTTGATCAACCAAGAAAGCATACTCATAACCATCTTCAAAGTCTGGAGAAGTTACTGTTGCAAGCGTTCCGTTAGTTGGGAACGAGTAAATAACACCCGTGTTAGCATCCCCTACAGTGACCTTATTGTAGGGATACCAACCAGCCCGTGTGATGGGAGAGCCAGCAGCCCCCTCAGAAATAGCAATAGGGTTATCTCTGAACCTCTTAGCAAGAACAGAGGTTAAGGGGGCTTCTGGGTTAGTTTCAGCTTCAGTGATAGCTGTATATGAAGTCATTTGTCGGGTTCCTTAAATCAGAGCATATGGGATGCTGCCATCAGAGAAAACCAAAGTTGAAGCATCAACAAAGAATGCACCAACCCTCTTTTGACTATCTGAGGCTAGGCTGTAAACAGGGGTTGTGTTTGAAGTGATAAACCCATACCGACCATTATACTGGAAGGCTTGGGCAACAACTTCATATTCGTGACCAGACTTTTTCTGTGTGGTCTTGATGACCTGAAGCAGCGTCTTAACAGTGTTGCCTGTTGGGTCAGTGACAACCCTGCTGTCAAGTTCCATAACCCCTGCCAGACCCAAGTTTCTGTCTTTAGCATCCAAAAGGATCGTATACCTTTTAGGCGCAGTGTTAAACCTCTTGAGCAGACGTTGTGACAAAGTGACCACAAACGCATCAGCACCACCATTATTCAGCCAACGACAAAAGACCTCTTTAATGATTGGTGTGCCATAGGCATTGGTGTTCTCTGCATCAGTATCAAGAGTGACATTGATCTGGTTATAGTTGTCTTTAGACTTATAATCTTTTGTGGGGTCAGTCTGCCTGCTGTAGAAGTGGATTTGAGTGAGGCGATCCTCATCCCGATCCTCTTGCACGATCTTCTTAACATTATTCCTATCAGAGATGGGAAATGTCGTAGAGGATGTTGCAGGGTGGTTGACCAACAGCCTAACCTTTTGATTAACTTCATCCCACCAGATAGAGATGCCAAGGACAGCCAATTCACCAATAAGCTGATTTACACCCGTGGGTTTCGCAATGATGGTATTTAGCAACAAGCCTGACAACCAAGTGTCAACCTCTGTCTTCCAATCTGTAGAAAGATTACAGTATGAAGCGGGAACACCAGCGTAGTTAACCAGAAGATCATAGATCAGATCATCAACACGTTGATTGACCACATTATAGCAAAGTTGGAAAGTGTCATTGCTATTGTGGGTGGCCGCTACAGTCCCATATTGACCACGTTGCGTCAGAGTGACCACAGCACCAGAGCGAGTGAATGCTACGATCTCAGAACCAATGATGGCCCAGCCAGAGGTGGGATATTCAGACTCGATACCTGTAGGGGTCAAGGAAAAGGTTTGACCCACAGCAGCGGTCACGTTAGCACCAAGTTTACCACGACCAGCTTTAGGGGCTAAGGCTTTGTCGTTATCTGCAAGGGCCAGAATATCTTTGGCTTCAAAGGTAACATCACCGTCATTCGTCGGACCTGTCATGTCCGTTATGATGAAGTTACGGGTCTGAGTGTCTGTCAGGACGCCACTATCAATGTAGCCATCAATGACACGAAGCGCACGTCCAGCATAATAAGGAAAACGTGACTTCAGCTTAGTGAAGAAAGTTCCCTTCGTGATAGGATCATAGCCAACGCCACTAGTTTGTGCAACACCACTTATACGTTGTGCCTGATACTTATCAAACCCAACATCATTGTAAACAAAGTCTTTGAGTTTGACAGTCACGGTGGCCCTACGGCCAAAGGCACTCATCTTGTCATCAGAACCTGCGATGTTAACCGTGGAAGAAAAGGCAGTAATACCATTCTCCACCAAACACGGAAAAGCCACAAGACCCTTCGGAAGGTTAGCCCGATTGTTAACAAACCGAAGGGTTTTTGTGGTTTTAGTGAAAGCAGATTTTGCTTGACAGGTAGCAAAGGTATTGAAGCACTTATAGGTTCCAGTAGTCCCAAGGATAGCCGTGCAAGGGGCAGTCCCATAGGTCAATGAACAATAGTCAACATCAATCTCAACGATTTGGATAGGTTCTCTATTCGCCATAAGCATAGACCTCCATACCCACACTCATCCAGATACCAGTTTCATCGAAAGTGGGGGCGAGAACAGAGCCTTCAGTTCGCCACACATACCCAACATCCTTAGAGAACACAGAAGGTCCAGCGGCCCACACAAAGGCTTTGCCAGAGTTGTAGTGTTCACGGAAAGGTAGGATTGTGGTTTCCCCGAAGGTGCGATTTACAGCCACCAGGTTGATGCTGGTTTGTCCACCAGTTCTCAACACACGATTGCCAAGAAATTGACCACCGAGGGTAGTTGCAGTCAACAGTTCGTAGGATTGAGACAACCAAACAGGCTTATAAGGGGCCACAACACCAGCAGGGAAGTTGAACCTAGTGCCAGCCATAGCCACACCAACGATGGGTTGATTTCCAGTAGCCGCCGCTGCAACAGCGAAGTAGTCAGAGGGGTAAGAACCCAACTCAATCTGAGAACCCCAAGTCAGAACAGAAGATGTGCCATCACCTGGATAAAAGAAGTTGCTGGTGTCACTCATCATCTGGATAGAAGTGTTGACGGTAGTCGCAGCAGCATTTGTTGTGGCATAACACCAAACACGATACCAACCATTGCCAACATCAATGACACCCTTAGTGGAGTCTGGGCTAGTCACCGCACCATTACTCAGAGTGACAACACAAGTATTAAGGATGCTAGAACTATCACCAAGGCGAAGTCTGATAACAGGCCGTCCACCAACTACAGCTTTTACATAAGCACTAGCCACATAAACAGTGGATGCTGTGCAGGAGACAGTCTGCCGGATTTCATGGAAGGCATTTCCTGCTGTCACTGTCTCGACAATGGAATCAGCGGTTGTTGTTCCATCTGGTGCAACTGCACTGTTGGCTGTGATAGTGACGTTGTTCTTAGTCCAGACAGCATTATCTGCTTGCTCCGTATAAGTCAGCATGTTCTTGACAGAGAATTGCTGTCTCCAATAACGAGCAGAAACACTTGGGAAAAGACCCAAGATGCTTGTGTTGTTTGATGGAGAGACAACACAACGAGTTGTCCAAGTTGTGCTGTCAGTAGAGGATTGCAGAGAAACAGTTAGACCTTTTGTCCCAAGATCATGGGCGACAACAGCAAAGGAGTCCACAGCCGTAGCAACACCTTTGTCAATCGACAAACTGGCCGGGAGAGTTGCAGGCTTCCAAGCATCATAGGTTGCTTCAGAAACGGCATTCTCTTTCGGATAATCCGTGGCTTCGCTAGAAGCAGTTAGGGTGCCACTAGCGAAGATATTGTTCCACAGGATCGTAGGGAGACTATCTTGACTAGTCGGGGTGTTTTCAATCTTAATAGTCATTTTTTATCTCGCCACTACGAATACTTTTCCGCGATTATCGTTTTCTTTATAGAAGCTATCAAACAAGTTAGCCAGTTGCTCACCAGTAAATAGGGCGTTAGGGTCAAGGCCACTGATGTAAACTGTTTGAGCAGTGCCAGAGGGGGCGCTTGGGGTCATGCTAGCAGAACCTTTCGGTCCACCGCCGCCACTAGAACCACCAGAACCAGAAGAACCCGTTGTTCCACTCATCATCTGACCAGCTTGGGCAAGACCAGTTGCAGCAACAAGAGCCATTTGCATTTTACCTAAAAGCCCGATCTTTGCTGCCATTGCGGCACCAGCGATAGGACCAAGTTCCGCATAAGCCCGCATCTGAGCCGCAGCAGTAGAGGTAATAATCTGAGCGATTGCTAGACCTTTCTGGATTGCAAGAGCCGCGATAGCTGCACCTTTAGACTTACCAGCAAAGACAGATAAAAGCTCACCCAAAGCGCCAAACATACCTGAATACGCTTGGAAAGACATTTGAGCCTGAACTTGTTGCGCTTCGTAAATCTTTTGACGATACTGTTCATCAAGCCTTGCCATAGCCTCATAC